CTGAGTACCTTGGAGACCTTGGGTTCCTTGCCTTCCTTGTAAACCTTGAGTTCCCTGAGTACCTTGAGTACCTTGAATACCTTGAAGAGCAGCATTTTGAATTGTTGTTTTCTTCAGAGTATTATCATCATTATCAAAATAAAGAATGTAATCATCAGCTGAAGCTGATACTTCAGGTCTATCCGAAATTAATGCTGGAGAAACAGATCTCAGAGATGATATTGTTACTCCAGCACCAAGTGTTGTTGCAGAAAGAACTTGATTTGCATTACTATCATAGAAAGAACTTGCAGTTATATTATTTGCAATGACTGAAGATGCTGTTACGATTCCAGAGGCATTAATATTTCTTACAACAGCCAGATCTCTTTCAGTAAATTGAACAGATCCTGCAGCAAGACGAGTTCCACTTGGGAATTGAGTTGATCCAATACCAATTGCATAATTGCTTAACCAAGCATCGGTATTCAACCCAGCAAATGAACCAGCCTTAAACCACATAAGTTTCTTATATGTGGCAGGAGTAGTTTCAATTCCAGCAATAAACAGTTGAACTAGTGGATTTCCTTCAGTTGAGGCAATTGCAATACCACCATGATTTGCTGTTGTATCATTGGAAACATCATTTCCAGAAATATTTGTAGTGAATCCAAGAATAATATCAGCGTCTTTAACCCTGAAGTCATTAGAAATGATATAAGCACTAGTTCCACCAATGGTAATATTACCATTAACATTAAGGTTATTATTAACCTGAAGATCATTTGCAATTGTTACATTTCCAGGTAGAATTGGATTATTTGCAATTGCAATATTTGGAATGGAACCTTCTCCAGTTCCATTAGTTACTGTAATTTGATTAAGAGAACCTGCAATATTTTTTACGTAATCACCAAATGTATCAGTTCCGAGACCAACACTATTTGGTTGAATATTAGCTGCTAATACTACATTTCCAGTTCCATCAAAACTAACTGGTGAAGCAACTACATCACCAGTAATTTCAAAAGTTCTTGATGTTTCAAGTTTTGTTGCTGTTGTAGCGGTTCCTGTTAAATTACCAATAAATCCACCAAGAGATGTGGTAACTCCAGAAACATAAATGTCATTAAAGAATCCACCAGCACCAACTAATGTATTACCTACATAAAAATTAGATGATGTTACAACTCCAGTAAAATATCCATCCCCAACAACGTGAAGTTTTGATGTTGGAAGAGATGTCCCTATACCAACATAATTATCTAAATTAATTCGAATAGCATCATCACCATTCGCACCTAATCCTAATTGAATGCCTCCATTAGCACGAATATAGGAAACTAAATCTTGATGACTAATAATTATATCACCTTCTCCACCATTAACAAATCTAACATCACCACCATCAACTTCAAAAACGTATTCTGGTGGAATTGTTAATACACCAACTCCAACTTGCCCAGAATTTAGAACAACGAAAGCATTAACATCATATCTTGTTCCATGTTCAACAATAAGTGCTGGTCCAGTTCCAAGTTGTGTTACACGAAGTAATTCAGTTTCTGTTGTTCCCTCAAATATTACATCTCCAGAAACATTAAGGAAAGCAGGTGTATCTGTAGTTCCAATTCCAACACCTGAATTTGTAAATCTAACCTTTTCGTTTTCTGCTAAAGTTCCACCAGAAAAGAGTGATAGGTAAGAAGTAGATTGTCCAACACCTAATGATAGATTACCATCAGATGTATATAAGTATCCATCTGTTGGACCATTAATTGTCCAGGTATCAGTTCCAAATCCACTATTGTTGATACCAAGATCTAAAAAGTTTACTTCATTATTTCCATTATTGGCAGTCAGAACTAAATCAGAAGATGCACTTGGTCCTTCCGAAGCATTTCTAATAGTTACTTGAGAATATGAATCTACGTTTCCACTAAAATCGGCAAGAACATTCTCTAATCCTTCTGTAGATGTTGTATTATTAGCAACAGAAAGTATATACGGAGCGTCTTCTGTTCCTATGCCAACTTTACCAACAACTTCTAGTGAAGTTAAATTTTCACTATAAGAAGATATTCCAACCTTAAGGTTTTTCTGTCTGCCGCTAGTATATTTTGCCATTTTAGTTGAGTGTTTCTAAAATACTTCCTAAGAACTTAACATCAGTTGCACTGCTTGCTGATAATATAAGAGAATCACCAGATTCAAGAACAAGTTTTCCAGAAAGAAGATTTCCAGTATCACTTGAAGATACTGGAAAATTTTTCAAAATTTCTGTAGTAACTGCAATTCCTGCGGTTGTTCTTTGATGTGAAAAAGAAACCGTCTGTGTGGAATTACCTATATTTGCTGCCTGAGCCAGTAAAACAACTCCAGTATATCCAACTGGTGCTGTGTAAATTCCAACAGGACTTGTATCTGCTATTTTGGTGACTGTTTTGAATACATTAAGTGCTAACGCCATTTTTTTAATCTCCCCCTAATGCTAGAATAAATGGTGTCATGGTTGAAAACAAACTCTTAGAATAAAATGTTCCAGAAATAGTTCCAGTTTGCTGATCTACAACAACGCCATCTCCAATTCTAAAATTTCCGGATTGATCTGTACTTGTATAAACAACAATTCCACCATTTTTTGCAACAACTTCATTATCTTGAATCGGCACACCACCTTGGGTGGGGAGAGCATTATTAATATTTGTTCCTGTTCCAATGTATTCAAAAGAGTGACCTGATGCTAGTATTCTACTTTGTTTGAAAAATGGAACTTCTGTTCCCACACCAACAGCATAAGGAACATTTTCATTGATTGTAATTGTGCAAATTCCAGAAGAAATTGGTGTTGATCTTACTATTGAATAATAAGATGGAGATAATTCAACAACTGCCGTTGCTGTATTTATCCCAACATCAGGACCAGAAATTTGAACCGTAGGTATTGATGTATACCCTCTACCACTTGAAACAAGATCAATCGCAACTATACTCCCATTTTTAACTTCTGCAAGTACAGTAGCAGGTACTCCCCATTCGGTGTCTGGATTTGAAATCGTAACTGTTGGAGTTGAGTTATATCCTGTTCCCCCAGAACCAACAATAACAGATTTAACAGAATAATAAAGAGAATCAAAATAAACAACTTGACCATCAAAAGGTCTTGTTACATTAGTTTTAACAGTTCCACCAGTATAATAAATTTGCCCAGGAGTTGTTGATGGTCCAACATTTACAGAAAATTCAAGATAACTTACAATTTCTTTTACTTCAAATACATATCCGTTATTTCCACTTGGATAAGTAACATATCCAAACTCAGGTTGTTTGAAGCACTCAAATTGCAGACCAGAAATTGTAACTCCCATTCCAACAGAAAAATTATGTGGAGTTGAAGTAGTAATTGTAACTACTCCAGTATTGTTATCATACTCTGCAAAATTAACATTATAAGTTGGTACGTTTAAATCCAGAACAAAAGTATCACTATTAACTTCAGCAGATTGTGTAATAATTCCTGTGTATTTTACTGAACCGACATCATCAGAAACTAATCCATAGTTTCCGAATGAAGAGTTGCTATTTGTTAGATCACAAGCGCCACCAGTCCCACAGTAAACTGCAGTATCTGGACAAATTGTAAAAAGAGAAACCAACTGTGCATATCCTTCATTTGTAATCGAAACCCCAATACCACCTTGATTATATTGTGTAAAGGAGTCCGTCACCATTGATTTAGTTGGACCAATCACATTACTACCATCAATCTTCATCCCGATACTATTAGGAATAAAGTTAGTGCAGTTACGAATATAAGGTGATTGACTTGTGTATCCTACTGGATTTGGATTGAATGCGAAAAGTGCTTTTCCTGGATTTAAAGTTCCAGTAAAAGACATTTCTGTAACATAATTTCCTTTTGATACGTAGAAAAAATCTTAATCTGCATTTTGTGGAGATACTGATACTTCTCTTAAACTATCTCCAACAAGTGATACTTGCTCTGGGCATACTAGTGGATTATTTTCTATGTAAGATCCAGGAGTAATTTTAATAACTGTTCCTGTTGTTGCTGCTGTAATTGCTGCTCCGATTGTTCTTTTTGCGTCTCCGAGTTTGAGTCCTGTGTTTGTGTCTTTTCCGTCTGCTGTTACATATAAAACATTTGTGACTGTTGTTCCAGCACCAAGTCTAACTACTTCTGATCCAATACCTGCTCTATTTCTTACCGCATAGAGTTCAGCATCATTAAGATTAAGAGCTAATTCCCCGTATTGTAATGCTCCTTGTGCTGGTACCTTTCCAGGTACAGCAGAGCGTTTGATTCTTATAGGAGTTCCCATTTATGATATTCGGTATCTACCAGAAAGCAGTATTTACTGCTCTGATTATTTATAATAATCTTAGGTAGCATTATTTCTTCTGGGACGATAAGCAAACAAATTTGTTGGAGGATCTGGTTTCATCCATTGCTTAATTTTCTCATATCTTTCTCTATCAAAAAACTCCTGCGAAAAGTACCAATCTTCCCACGGAGTATGTCCTTTATCTTGGTTACAAGAATGACAGCAGCATACTACGTTCTTAGTAAAATCCATTCCACCTTTTGATTGGGGAATAATGTGATCGATTGTGAGGTTATCTTCTGACCCACAATATGCACATTGATGTTCCCATTTTTCTCTTATCTCTCGCCTCCATATTCGTTTCGCTTCTCCTGGACTTGTTGTTCGTAGATTGAACAAGTACTCTTGAGGCGAACGGAGGAGATCCATAAGCGATTGCGATTTTAATTATTTAGATTCTGAATCTTCCTCTAAGAGCGTTAAAATTTTGTTGAATTTCTTCAGCGGTTAAAACACGATTGTATACCGCAACATTTGCAATTCTTCCAGTAAGTAAATTATCTCCACCATCATAAGTAGCCAAATGTATTAAACCACTTCCACCAAATGTTGTAGTGTCTGCACTTGTTGATTCTTGAATTCCATTCACATACAAAACCCAACCAGTCGTATCACTAAAAGTCACTGCTCCACAATACCAAGTATTTAATAGTAGTGTTGTAGTAGAAACTACGGTACTCCAATATCCATTATGCCCTGCTCTTAGGTTATTTGTTCCCGCTAACCAAAGAGCATGTTGTGCAACACTACTACCAGTAACTAAATTATTATTTGTACCAAAAGAAGTTATATAAAACCATACAATTTTAGTATAAGCAGTTTTAGATAAAATATCTGCACCACCATTTATATTTGCCCAGTCATTAGCACCATCAAATACGATACTTCCACCATTTGAACTATCATATGTTGGACCATTGATTAAACTTGCATTATTACCCTTACGTGTCAAATCAGTCCAAGTAGAACCAGAACCAGGATAAGATTTTATATTTCCAGCATCCAAATACAATAAAAGATCATCTAAAACAATATTAGGACCAAAGTAACTATTTTTAATCGTACTATTTTTTATGATTGCCGACATTTAGAATAATTCTAATTGTTTCCCTTAAAGTAATGTATATGTAATGAAACTCCTCATAAAGAGTGATGTCTTGATCTCTTTCAAGAAGGTTTTGGATTCTTTTTAGCACAAGCACCTCTTCCCCAAGCACGACTCAAAGCATTGATATAAGAACAAATCTTTCCACTCTCCCCACAATAAGGACACTTTGCATCTGGTGGATCATTTGCATAAGGATTATAAACTTCCTTCTTGGGTCTTCGAGCATTCTCTGACTGTTTATGTTTTCGATGATTCATACAATCACAGGTTCTGCTTGACTTTCTGGAAGTTTAATCTGAGGTAGTTTTTCTGGTTCATGAACTTCCCAAGAACCACCAACACCACCATCCATATTTACCACTATCTCATTGGTCGGTAGTGCCTTTGGAATTTCCACATCCACAACAGGACCCATCAAAAACTTATTACGAGTATAAGTTCTATTCTCTGGATCAAAAGCAACCATTGCACGTGCATCTCGTTCATCGCCACAATCTAAAAGTTTCCTTCCAGTTTTTTTATCTAAAACTGAAAAATACTCATCATGATACTTTTTCATCTTCTGATTCCTTTTCTTCATTATAGGATACTTGGGGTTTCCTGTAAAGACCAGGCCAAGTATCCCGAATAATCTCTGCAAGTTTATATGGTGTTTCCGAACTAATCATTTATATTTTTCAAGGGCATAAACTCCGTTCTTCTCCACAATCGCAGAGCAGGTATCACACCAATCACCGCAGCACATATAAAGAAGTTTATTGAAGTAACGGATGTTTGCGTGATGAATATGTCCAACGATAATACCACTATATTTCTTATCTCTTTGAATACAATATGAGGCAAGATCAGTTTCATATTGATTGATATAATTCTTTCCTCTTACAGTATTTTTTAAGGCATACACCAAAGAAAATCTAAAAAATCTTTCTAAAAACATACTCAAAGGTGTAATCAATTCATATCCCCAATTAAAAACTATTTGCTTCCAGGATCCCGATGAATATTCTGAATACTTATCTCCATGAACACAAAGAAACTTATTTCCCTTTGAATCTTTATGAATATATTCATCTACCATCTGAAAGTTCTTATGTTCAAAATCACAGTATCTACGCAAATGTGCTTCGTGATTTCCAAGAATATAAACAATCTCTGTTCCTTTTTTTGAAAGATTTAAGATCTGATGAACAGATTCCATATGTTCTTTCTTCCATCTTGTTCCGTATTTTTCCATACAGGCAATATCAAGTATATCACCCACCAGAACTAATTTTTTTGTTTTTAGATTCTTCAAAAATTTGAGAAACTTTTTCGTATCGCAACGATTTGTTCCTAGATGGACATCAGATATAAAAACTGTATCGTAATTCATAAGTATTGGGTAATAGACATTATGAAAAGAAATATCCCAAATAACTCAAAAAAGATGAGAATATGGAGCATAAAAAAAGAAGGCAATTGCCTTCTTTATTTATTTTATAGTGCGTTACCACGTGGTAGAACTTCTTCTGGGAACACGAAGTTCTCATGAGGTTGATCCACTGGAGCCATCCAAGCACGAAGACCTTCATTCAAGAGAATGTTCTTGGTGTAGAAAGTTTCGAACTCAGGATCCTCTGCTGCTCTGATTTCTTGTGAAACAAAATCGTAAGCTCTAAGGTTAAGTGCAAGACCAATAATACCAATGCTACTGGTCCAAAGACCCATGACAGGAACAAACAGCATAAAGAAATGAAGCCAACGCTTATTACTGAATGCAATACCGAAAATCTGAGACCAGAAACGATTTGCAGTAACCATCGAATAGGTCTCTTCCTCTTGAGTCGGTTCAAATGCTTTGAATGTGTTTGCTTGGTCACTGTCTTCAAATAGAGTGTTTTCTACAGTTGCTCCATGAATCGCACAGAGCAGTGCTCCTCCTAGTATACCAGCAACTCCCATCATATGGAAGGGGTTGAGGGTCCAGTTGTGGAAACCCTGAAGGAACAGCAGGAACCTGAAGATTGCGGCAACACCAAACGATGGTGCAAAGAACCAACTGGATTGTCCCAGTGGATACATCAGGAACACAGAAACGAATACTGCGATAGGACCAGAGAATGCGATTGCGTTGTAGGGTCTGATACCTACAAGACGGGCAATCTCAAACTGGCGAAGCATAAATCCTATAAGAGCGAAGGCTCCGTGGAGCGCCACAAAAGTCCAGAGTCCCCCAAGTTGGCACCAGCGGACGAAATCCCCTTGAGCCTCAGGACCCCAGAGAAGAAGAAGAGAATGACCCATAGCGTCTGCTGGAGTAGAAACTGCCGCTGTAAGAAAATTCGCGCCCTCCAGATAGGAACTTGCAAGCCCGTGAGTGTACCAACTCGTAACGAAAGTTGTTCCAGTAAGCCAACCACCAAGAGCAAGATAAGCAGTGGGAAAAAGAAGAAGTCCAGACCAGCCAACAAAAACGAAACGATCTCTCTTAAGCCAGTCGTCGAGGACATCGAACCACCCCCGTTGTTGAATAGGTTTTGAAAGTGTAGATGAAACCATTATACCTCCTAAATAAGTATAGAAAATACGCATTACAAATATGAAAGTTTGCACTTCTTGTGAAAAAGAACTAACAGAAGATTGTTTTCATAAAAGAACATATTCTTCTGGAAATGTT